CGGCCAGATTATCGGACGGTAGACTGGCGGCGACCCGCCGCTTGAGGTCGCGGGTATGGGCGCCGTGGCGTTCGCTTTTACTAGACTGCCAATACTGCGAGGCCGGAGGCCCATACAACTGATCTTTGACCTTGTTCGCCCCTTCCAGGGTCGCAATATCTAGGAGCCCCCGGTTGACGATTCCTTGCATGGCCCGGAGTCCAGTTCCGTCAAAGACAGGGCCGGTGACCTCAAAGTGGACGCCGAATGGTTCAGCCATCAGAAGATCACCCCGTTGCTCGTCCCGGTCACCCGGAAATCCGCCAGGGTCATCAGCACCGACCGGACCTCTCCCTCTGCCACCGTCATCGACATCTCCCCGCTCCCAATGCTCCCAGCCGATCCCAGGTCTCGATTGCGGAAGGTCAGCTTTGCTATGTCGAGACAGGCTTGGACGACGAGCTCCGGGTAGTCGTACCGGGTCAGACTCGCTCCTCCCGAATGAGTGGCTGCCGTCGTCCCGTTGACGCCTCGCTCGACCGTCAAGGTATTGCCGCTGATGGCGGTTATATAGAGTTGTTCAGAGTCGATCAAGATGGCCTGGGCTGGCCCCAGATCGGCGGCGCTGGTCACGCTGATGGAGGTCGCGGTCGTGGAGCCTATAGCGTCCGCCGTCGTGACGGACAACGTGTCGGCGGTATATCCCCAACTCCCCAGGATACTCAAAGTCTGTTGGCCGGCGTCCAGGGTGTTGCTGGTGTCCTCGTTCAACTTGAAGATGGTTTTGGGCGCGGAGTTGTAAGGCATCAGAAAGAAGTCGTTAGCGTAGCCTTCGGTCAATACGGTGCTGGCTCCCCGGTCGGTGTCATCGTATGCCGTCACCGTTGTCGTGGAGACCAGCCAGCCGTCCAGTGGGATGACATTCGCCAAGGCGACCGTAGTGGCGATGGCGTCCGTCCCAGCTAATACCGCGTATTGCGGAGACTGGACCAACGACCCGGACCCGATGTCATATAACCGGGTCTCGGTTAACGGCCCAAACGTCCCACCCTCACAGTAAAGATCGATCCGCCGGGACGCAGCCTCAAGGATTCGCCGGATGCTCCCGGCATCGCTCGTCCACCCGGAGGAGAACGAAGTCCCCGCCAGGTAGTCCCGGAGGTCGTCAGCCGTGGCATATGTGTGCCTAGTCGCCACTATTCAGCGGCCTCGGCTTCCACGGCTTCCTCGTCACCACCGGCGGACTTGTCCTCATCCGTGCCGGCCATCTTGTTCGACCCTCGACCACCTTGTTTGAAATAATCGGGATTGGCTTTGAGGGTCGCCGCCGGCACGTCGTACTCCACGCCGGACTCGTAGGCTATCCCGTCCCCAGAAGAAAAACTCTGGATGCAAGTTGCTTTTGGCATATCGTCCTCCTTGGTTGGACGCGGGACCGTAGCCCCGCGCCCTGTTAGGTATCCGCTGATTAGGCGGCGCGTGGAATCTTGAAGGCGGCGGCGAGGCCGACCTGGCCGTCACCCCTGCGGGTGGCGAAGAAGCCAACTTGGTCATTCAATGTTGTTACTCTCCGAAATCGGAGGACTGAGTCGTTTCCGCTCAGTTCTGACGGTCTCCCGTCAGTTCGGACTATCTCATCATCCCGGTGGGATGCTGGGCGCTCTAGCCGGTTATTAAGGGGCTGAACCCCTCCGGTAGTCTCTGAACCTTCCCCCGGTGTACCGAGGGCTTGGCTGCGGATTCCCTTATCCATCGGACTTAGGGTTCCCGTCAATTCACCCAGTTTGCAAGAGGTCATTACTGACCAATGGGGCGTGACCATCGCGTTAATTCAAGCCTATCGACGTGAAGTCGTCGGCTGTAAACTCGCGCAGATTTTCAAGTTCACCCATGTAAAGACTGTCATTCCGGCGGATGGTGAAACCGACCCGGTCGAAAATATAGTACTGTTTGAAGTCCCCGAAGATGGCGATCTTCTCGGTGGACGTGATAGTGCCACCCAAGCCACTCGTCACATCGGTTAAGACGTTCCTCTTTCCGAGGATGAAGTCTGACGGCGCGGCGGTCAGGCTTGGGATGGTATGGACCCCGGCAGCAGTGATTGCAATCGAGGTGATTAATGACGCGATGGTGGACTTCATGACCCAACTGGCATTCGCCCGGTGCTGGGCATTCAGCGCGTAGTAGGTGCCAATGAGGTCGGCGCCCACGACCGAGGTAGCCCCGGCCATCGTGTAGAAAGCCACATCCCCATCGGACATGATGCCGCCATATTGAGTCGTATCATTTCCAGATATGATCCCGACATCCTCAAACTGCCCGGCAGCCTCTTGGAACACCTGGGAAAGCAGGGCCGGGAGGTTGATGGCCGAGTCGTCCAGGAGTTCGCGGCTGACCTTGACCAGCCCTCCGGACTTCTCGATGGAGAAGTTGACCTGGCCGACCACCGGCGTGGACTCGGTCGGCGCGGCTTCCTCCGCTATTGCCGCCCATGTCGCCGATGCCATCGTCGGGATATACCCGTCTTTGGATGCTACCCGGATGACGGTACAAAGAGGTCGAAGCTGGGAGCCTGGCACTCCCGTGTCATGTATCGTCTGCGCCAGGAATTGCTCCGGGACGAAAAAGCCGCCCTCGGCGTCGGTGTCCTCTTGCATGGCTTTGGCTTCGTCCGGCGTTGCGGTCTTCCAGAACATATCATCGGAAGGAGACCGCATCCACTTGATGAACGTGTCGGTCATGAACCGGGCCTCGTCCTTGACGTTGTCGCCGCACAAATCTTGGACCCAGAGCGGTTGGGCCATCGCCGGCAGTCCCTTTACCCAGGACGCCGGTTTGTAATCGCCCTTGATCCTGGCGGTGCTGTCCATCGGGTCGTAGATCGCGACATCATTGGATGTCACCGGGATACTGTTGAGCGGTTGGTTGAACTCCCCGCGCAACTTCCGCACCTGAGAGGCGGCAGCATCGGCCTGGTCAGCCTTCTCCATCGTGGTTTGGGCTTCCTCGGCCAAACGCTGGAAGGTGTCCAATTCGCCTTGCTCGATGGCCGTCTGGGCCTGGTCAAGCAATGCGCCAGCTTGGTTTCTCATTTCTTTGGTATCCAATTGATACTCCTTATCGGTCTATTTGTAATTCAAGGCGCATCCGGGCAAGGCGTAACCGCTGGCTGGCCGTGTCCGAGGCGGTCATGGTGACCGTGTCAGAGGCGGCGCCAACTGGATCGTCCGACATGGATTCGCTGGCTGGTTCAAACAGGATGCCGTCGTGGGCGCGGCAGAATGCCTTTGCTTCGGCCTCTGACCACTCCTCGACTGGCATCCGGTATGACGTTAATGACCACTCCCCGGACTCCGCATGGCGTCCGAAAAGTATCTCCATTGATTTCCCATCAAAGTCCCCGTCCTCGATGGTCTCGGAGGATGTCCGGAAGCGGTCGAAGGCGTCCGGCTCCAGGATTCGACAAGCGTGGAAGTTGGGATAGGGCTTGATCTCCGGGTCCGGGGCCGTGTATTCGTTCCCCTCGGTGACTGCCTGGTATCTGGCGTGGGTCCGGCAGGGCATGAAAACGTCCTCGCCCTCGACCATCATCGAGTGTGAGCCGGAGCATCCGAGCTCGGTTGCCCTAGCCTCGGCTGCTTCTCTGGTCGCATATGTGTCCGGAGCCTTCAAAGCCTTGGCTGCTATGGTCGATGTGGAGGGCGAAGCCCCGCGGATGACGGCAGAGACCTCGACCCAGTCCAGGTTCAAGATACGGCGCGTGGTCTCTTTCCCATTCCGATCGTATGCGACCGCATCACCCTCGGGGAGATTGAAACCCACGGACCACTCGCGGATATACTCTCCGGCGATGTTTGAGTAGGTCTCCTGGCCGGCTTGGGTATCCATGTTCATCTGCATCCTGGTATATAGCCGATGCTCGTCCGCGGCGCCGGTCGGCTCGGACTGGGCGAATAAGACCTTCCCCACCAACTTTGATTGGTCGTGTCCGGCCAGGACGGGGATCGGGAGATTGGCCCGGATACTGTTATCGAAGGCGGCAGGGTCGATGATATCGCCATCGGCGTCCCTAACCCCCATCGTATTGACATACGCCTCAACGATGCCGGCGCGGTCGTCCAGGACTTTGGCGTCTGAAATATAGAATTTATTGATCATGCGGTCTCCTCCGGCTTGTAATTCCGGGGCATCGGCTGCCAGTTCAAAGTCCCGTTGGGATGGTCGTCTATGTTTTGGGCGTCTTCGACCGTGTATATCTGGCCGTTGCGCTCGGCACATGTCCGCCCGTATGGATCGCCTGGGTCGATGTAGTTGTCATCCGGGTCGCCGTCTATATCGTCGGCGCGGACATATGAGAAGCCTTGCTCTTTGAAAAAGCCGACGCTCGTCTGGTTCTGGGTCCGCATGACCTCAGTCCGGGCGATGAGCCGGGAGCGATTCTCGGTCTCGGTCAGGATGGACCGGAGACCTGGGAAGGGAGGGTCGGCGGTCGGGACGCCCCGCGCCAGTTGCGCGATGGAATAGCCCCGTTCAAGGGCGATGGTCACTCCCCGCTGGATGGCCCGATTGGTCGTTGAGTGGATCATCTTCGCCCTGGCCGGAGCCTGGACAAGGACCGACTCCACAAAGGGCAGCCGTTCCGTCCACTCCAACGTCCCGGCGAGGCCGGTGGCATTGATGGCGTCCACCGTCTTCTTGCTCATCCGGGTCATGGCTTGCTCGATGATGGCCTGGAGGTCGGGTATCCCGTCCGGTAAATCCAACATGGATGGATCAAAGCCCGACGGGAAGTCCTTGGATTCGGAACTGTCGCGCTCCATCCACCGGCCCAGGATGCCGTCCACCCGGTTCCGGAGTCCACGGAAGTGACGCTGGACCCGCTTCGCCATCTGGTCGGTCTCCTCCTCCCGGTCCTCCAGGAGTTGGCGGCGTAATATCCCGGCCCGTCTTGCCACCCTCGGCGCCTTCAATTCCGGGAGTTCCTTGAGCGTCCCGACCGGCAAAGACTCCTCGACCGGAGCGGCGCCCACGGCGACCGGAGCCATCGCTCCTTCGGGCACCTCAAATATCGCTGCGGGGATGCGTCGGAGCGCGCCATCCAAGATAGCCACCAAGCCAAGTTGTTCCCTGGCTTCGTTCAAGGTCAGGATGCCGCCGGCGAATAATCCGGTCACCCTGGAGGTCATCGCTTCCCGGTCGTCAAGTCCGGACCGCATCTCGGCCCAGTCCACCGTCAAGGTCTCGTTGCCGCTGTATTCATCAAACATATTGCGGTTGATATGCCGGAGGATTCTGCTGACCATCGGCTCCAGGGTCTCGGAGTGAAAGGCCAGCCGGGCCTCGCGGTAGTTGGAATAGGTCGAGCGTTGAAGCCCCACATTGGCACCGACCAGGATGGCCGGGACGCCGAAGACCGCGCAGATGCGGCTTTCGGTCAGGTCGTGGAGCTCGGGCAATGCCATGTCTTTCGGGGAATTAGCCATCGGGACATAGTCGGCATCCTCATCTAAGATGGCGATCCGGTGGAAGTTGTTGCGTCCGCCGAATTGGGACCGCCAACGGGAGCGGATGGTCGAGGCTTCCTCCTGGGTATTGAGGCGCCGTTTGATCTTGAGAAGCCCGGACGGGACGCCGGCGTTCTGGAAGTAGACCTTGGCGAAGTCGGTCATGTTCAGATCGAGGTTGACGTTCCGCGCCAGGACTTGGAGAGGAGACAAACCATAAAGGTCGCCGCCGGGATTCGGCAGCGCCAGATGGCATATGTCCTCCCGTGGGATGGAGTAGTCCTTGCCGCCGACCGTGTAGACATAGCCCTCGGCGCCGTGGTCCCCGCCTATGATCCGGACCCGGTCGGGCCGGAGATGATATAACGCGGACACCCTGCCGGAGCGGTTGCGCTCTTTGAGGGTATAACTATTCCCGGCCACCATCAGATAGGTGACCATATTCTCGATAAAGGAATACCAGTCCGAGGTCGGGCTGGGCTTAGAGGTCAGGTCGTGGAGAAGGCCGGAGGTTATCTCGACGGCGCCGCCGCCGGCGGCTGGAGCCTGGACGTAGTACCGGGGAGAGGCTGCGGAGACCGCTAGTTCGCGGATGCAAGCGTGGACGATCTCGCTCTTGGCGTATCCCTCGGTCGCGAAGGACTCAAAGGATGCGTCCGGGTAGGTCG